GACGTAGAACGTGAAGACCTCGCCGGCGGCGGCGGCTGTCACCGACCTGCCGACAGCCCAGACGACGGTGCCCGACGCCCCGGCGACGATGCCCAGTGCGCGAGTCGCGCCGCTGACGCCGACGTACTGGCCGAAGCCCAGCGAGGCGTTGGCGACGGCCTTGGCGTAGTTGCCCTGACCGTAGACCGTGACAGCGTCACCGATCAGCGCGGAGGCCTGGGTGATGCCATGCGGCTCGACGGTCCCGGCGGCGAGCGGCACGACGGAGCGCTCCCCGCTGGTCGTCAGCCCGCAGACATGGCGGTCCTGGATGTTGGAGGCCGCGAGGCCCGGAAACTGGTTGTCTGTGATGAGCTCGAAGGCCATGTCAGTACGCCGCCTGTTCGCTGCCTGCGAGCACCGCATTCAGTGCCTTGGCATAGTCGGTCTCGCCGCTGGCGGCGATGTACGCCTTGACCTCGCGGTCAAGCGTCACCGACTCGGGGTCGACGCCCTCGGGGGTCTCGCTCGCGTCGCCGCCCTCGCCGCGCGCCGTCATGTTCACGACGCCCTCGGGGAGGCTTTGGAGGAGCTTCAGCGACTGCTCGGCGTCGCCGGCGTAGATCGCGGCGTGCAGCTCGCGGGTCTCCGGCTTGGCGTCGACGCAGCCCTTGTGAAGCGCGTTGTCGAAGGCCGTAGCGAAGCGCATCGCGGCAAGCTCGCCGGAGGCCTTGACGCCCTGCTCGGCGCCCGCCATCAAGGTTCGATGCTCGTCAGCGGTGAGCAGTCTCATGCCCTCCGCCTGAGCCATCGTCTCGAGGGTGCGCGTGTCGGTGTTCGGAGGCTCGGCGTCCGCCTTGGCCTTGGCCGCGGTGACGGCTTCGAGGACCTTTGCCTCGTCGGCGTCCTCGGGCAGACCATGGAGCTTCGCCAGTGTCTTGAGGAGGTCACTCATCGCCGGGCGGCTATCGGGTGCGTCCCCGATGCGCTGCGCGAACACGGTGTGCGCCGACAGTGTGACGGCGGGCATCCGGTGCAGGAACGGGGAGTTGGTCTGCGCGGCGCGCAGCAGCGCCGGGCCCAGCGAGCGACCCTGGTCGTCCTTGAGGTCGGCGACGAACGTCGGCGAGATGTACAGGTAGCGCTTCTCGCGCACCGCCGCCTCGCCCTTCGGCGTCCACTCCACGTCGGCCCACACCTGCTGACCCTCCTGCGCCAGACCGGTGATCCAGCCGCTGGCCTCGCTGGAGACGCCCTTGTCGGTGGCGTGGTCGGTGTCGATCGGAATGCGCCCCTGGAAGTGGCCGGCGAGCAGCGCCTTCCAGTTGTCGACCTCCGTCTGGGTGATCTTGAACGCTCCATAGCGGCGGTCTGAGAAGGAGCCGAGCATCGCGACGGGGATGCGTGAGCGGGTGACGCCGGTCGCGAGCTCGAGCGGTGCGTCGGCGACGAATGAGTAGCTATCAGGCACGCGGGCGGCTATCCGAGCCCAGCGCAGCCATCCGCACCGCATAGTGGACGATGAACCGCGCCCGCTGCGCAGTGTCAGGGTCAGTCGCCTCGTCCCACAGGTGCGGCGCGATGCGATCCAGCGGCGTGCACCAGACCATCAGCGTGTCCGGCAGGTTGACGACGACCGTCGGGCCGCGCTTACAGAGCGCCAGAGCCTGCGTGTAGGAGGAGCACTCCACTCGCAGGGCTATCAAAAACGTGCGCCCGGCGGGACCGCAAACCCCGCACCCCTCCCAGTTGCGGCTGGGACTCTCCGATGCGTGTCGGAGCGCTGTCGGTCCTCGGCCCAGCCCCTTCTAAGTGCAGGGGTGAGATCTGGTTTCAGCTTCAGGCGCCTGCGCAGTGTACACCTGTCGGTGGTCACTGCGTGGATTCTTCTTCGCGCAGCACGAACGCCTCCATACAACGGCAGCGCCCGCCGCCCTCGCAGTCGGGGTTCGGGGGGACGTGCGCCAGGCGCACCGGGTCGTCCAGCGAGCGCAGGACGTCGTCGTCCGCTCGAGCGCACCCCGAGCAGCGCCGGCCGTCGAGGATCGACGTGTACCGAGCCCCTGCGATCTCCTCGGCGTGTACGTCGGCCTCCACGGTGCGCCCCGCGTTCAGGGCGCTGGAGGCGTGGATCTGCGCCTGCGAGCGCAGCGCCCCGACCGCCGCCTGCTCGGCGGCGCCCTGCACCGTCGCCTCGTCAGCACCGCGCTGCAGCGCCGAGCCCGCGACGGCGGCCGTGACCGACGCACGGACCGTGTCGGCGATCGCCTTCGCCCGGTCGACCAGCGTGTGCCGCTCGTCGGGCGGCATGTCATCAAGACCGTTGACCTCGAGCATCCAGCCGTGGGCGACGAACCGCTGTCGCTGCAGTTCCTCGATGACCGTCGCACGCCCGGTGGCGAACAGGGAGCACAGCACGTCGAGCACCGCAGCCTCCAGCTCGGAACTATTCGCGCGTTTTATTCCATGCGACATAGAGACCGCCAACGCCCTGGCCGCAGCACCCGCCGCCTGCTCCATGCGCGCCTGCGCCTCGTCGATGGTCGCCTCGATGCGGTCGAGGCTCATCGGACGCTCCCAGTCGCGCAACGGACGATCTGAGCGGCCGAGCGTCATCGGCTCGTCGCCAGCGTCCAGCTTCTTCTTCGCAGCCGGCTTGGGCGGCGTTTTGGCGCCCGCCTTCGGGGTAACCTTCGCACTGGGCCGCGCGCCACCTGTGCCCTGCATGCCTCCTCCGGGTGGTGCCGCGGCCGCCTTGAGGTCGGCCGTCTGCTTGAGCATCGCGTCCTCGCGCTCCTGGTCGGCCGCCTCACGCTCGGCGATCGCCGCCTCGTCGGCCTCGGGCAGGTCCGCCAGATCGCGCAGGTGCGCCTCCAGGGTCGGCTCGACGCGGATCGCGCCCTTGTCGACGAGCACCGACACATAGGTTCCGAGCTCCGCCAGGCTCGTGGAGTCGATCAGGCTGCATGACACCTTCGGGAAGCGGTCGGTGTCGAAGTTCAGGCCCACCAGGCGCGGGATCAGGCCACCGTTGACCGGCGCCTCCACGAGCAGGTGCACGAGCCCCTCGGCGAGCGCGAGGAACGGATTCTGCTGCACGTCGGCGGTCGCCCGCGCACCCTCACCCTGCTGGCCCAGGCGCATGAACTCCGCCAGCACCACAGCGTCGATCTTGCCCGTGTGGTAGTTCAGCGCCGCCTCAGTGTCCGCCGACGAGCCGACCTGCGAGGCAGGCGTCACGAACTCCCAGAACCAGCCCTCCGTCCCGTTCTGTGTGGAGGCGTGGTCGGCGCGCGGGCCGGGCGCCAGGAAGTACGTCGCCTCGTTGGCGCGGATCGTCGACAGGAAGTCCTCGAACGCCTCGAGGTCGGTGGCGGACGCCGACATCGGCGGGTAGCCGGTCGGCACGCCGATCGCGGTGCGCTCGATGCCGATCGCCTGCACGAGCTCGATCGCCGACTTGATCTTCCAATGCTTGTAGGCCGGTCTGAGGAGGCTCTCGCCCTCCCAGTTGTCGCCCTCGGCCCCCAGGCGGTAATAGAGGATGTCGCGCGCCTTCAGCGTCACCAGCCCGCCGAATGCCTGCAGCTGCTCGATCGCGACGAGATCCGGGCCGTCCTGCATCCAGCGCTGGATCGTGCGCGGCAGGCGCAGGTCCAGGGTGCGGGGCGTCAGCACCGGGCGCCCGTCCCACTCTGAGACATGCCAGATCTCCTCGAAGGGCGCGAAGCCCGAGCGCAGGCAGACGCGCAGCATCTCCCAGATGTGGGAGATGAAGTCCGGGGCCATGTGCTTGAACAGCGCCCACTCGGTGAACGCCGCCACCTTCAGGTCCTCGTCGGTCGGGTCTTCGTCCTCGTTCTCGGGCTCGAAGGGCTCGACCGTCCACGTCCCCGCCGCCAGCGCGACGACGATCATCATCAGTGCGCGCCGGCAGTCGGCGTCGGTGCGGAACATCTCGTCGAACTTCTCGAGGCCGAGCTGGCCGACCAGCGCCAGGTTGACCTCGTCGGGTGCGATGAAGCCGTCGGTGTGCACGCGCCCCGATGAGCCGCGGGGGCTCATCGGCGGGGCCGGCTGAGCGGGTGCCTTGGGCTTGCGAAGACGCGACAGGAAGGCCATCGGCGGGACTATCCCGTCAGACGTCGCTGGCGCTCAGCCCCGCGGTCACCGGGCGGCGGACCTCGCGCCTCGGCGTCAGCGCGCCACCCTGGAAGCGCTTGGGATCGAGCGCCTGGGTCAGCGCGTCCACCTGGTCGTCGTGCGTCGTGTTCGGGAAGGCCGCACACTCCGACAGCAGACCCTGACACCACGCCGGCGTGCGGGCCGTGTCCGGCACCCAGCCGTTGGGGCTCATCACCCGATCGCCCGGCACGAACACGCTGCCGCCCCGCACCAGCGGCTCGATCGCCCACGCCCTGACGACCTTGTCCGTCGACGCCGTCACCGGCACGACCGTTCCCAGCTCGCGGCGCAGCGTCGAAATGACCTCCGGGCCGTTGGCGGCGTTCTCGATGAACACGCTGTGGTGGCCGAGGCGGCCGAAGTGCTGCTGTGTCCACGCGCTCAGGTCGCGCACCGCCTGGATCGTGTCCCCGAGGCCCATGCGCTGGCGCACCTGGCGCAGCAGGTAGCGCTCGCCGAGGTCCTGCCCCCACAGCTGGCCCACCGCGTAGTCCGACGTGGTCTTCTCCTTCAGCGCCGTGTCCCAGGACTGCCAGACGCGCTTGAAGATCGGCCCGCGCCAGTCGCCGCCCATCGCCAGCGCCTCCAGCAGGCGCGGGTCATAGTAGGACCAGTAGGCGAGCTTCAGGATCGCTCCCTCGAGCGCCGCCGGACGGCCCTGGTACAGCGCGTTGAACCAGTAGTCACCGATCTCCTGGCGCTTGCGCGACAGCCACGATGCGGCGAAGCGGTCGGGCCAGAGCGCCTCGCCGATCTCGCGGCCCAGCGGGTCGTGCTCCTCGGCGAGGGCCGGCAGGCGCACCTCCGTCCATGCCTCCCCCGCCTCGTCGGCGTCATCCTCATGCTGGGCGAGCAGGCGGCCAGCCAGGTCGTCCTCGTGCCAGCGTGTCATCAGGATCACCACGACCGCGCCGGGGTGCAGGCGCGTGGCCGCCGTGGACTGCCACCAGTCCCAGTGCTTGGCGCGGATCGTGTCTGACTGCGCCTCCTCGGCGTTCTTGACCGGGTCGTCGATGATCAGCAGGTCAGCACCCTTGCCCGTCAACGGCCCGCCGATGCCCGCCGTCCCCATTCCGCCCTCGTGGCCCTCGATGTCCCAGCGGTTGGCCGCGCGGCTCGTGCCGTCCACGCGGATGCCGTACAGGCCCGCCCCGTGCTCCTCGAGCAGGTCGCGGTTGCGCCGCCCCCACTGCGCCGCGAAGTCCGCCTCGTAGGTGGCCAGCAGGACCCGCTTGTGCGGGAAGCAGCCGAGAAACCAGGCGGGCGTGTGGCGCGAGATGAGCTCGGACTTGCCGTGACGGGGAGGGACCTCGATGATCAGGCGCGACGGCGCACGGCCGGCGACGGCCTCGACGATCAGCGAGTCGATCAGATCGAGATGGGGAGCGAGCAGCCAGCGACCGTTACTGGTCGCGACCGCCAGCCCGGCCGGCGACGTCGCCGCCAGCTGACGCTGCACGTCTGAGTAGCCCACGGGCCTCCTTCGCGAGCTCGGGGTCGCTCACAAGGGCGTCGCTCGTCGTGACCTTGATGTCCTGCTCGACCTTGACGTTGTCGCGGTAGCGCTCCGGCCGGCGAGCTTTGAGCATGAAGATCAGCAGTACGTCCGAGTATTGGCGCTCGGCGCCGACGACCCTGCCCATGTGGTAGACGTCGCGCTGCACGCCCTCCACCCCGCGGCGGTACGCCTCGCGCTCCATGCGTTCAGTCGTGGCCTCCTCGATGTCATGCCATGCGAGAAGAAACGCCTCATCCTTCGTACGCCACAGATAGGCGGTCGAACGCGGCATTCCGGTCGACTTGCAGGCCCCGACGACCGTGCCACTCTCCTCGAAGGCCTCGAGCCACGCGCGTTTTCTGCTGTCCACGTCTTCGTCCACGTGGGCGGCTATCCCGACTTGGAGCGCCGATACCAGGACAATGGCCAAACGCCATCCTGGCCATCCTGCACCGCATCGCGCTCAAGTTTCATGACCGTCAGATAGCTTCGCTGTGGCTTCGACGGCGAAGGCCGTACAGCGTCGATGCGGTAGCAGCTGCCAGCGTCCGTCCTAATGAAGTCACCAGGCTCAGGTGTGCCAACAGGGCAGTCGTAGTAGAGCGTGCAGACACCGCCTGGCTGCATACGCCTACAGCCGATCCACCTTGGACGAGGATAGGACCGCGCCCTTGCGGCCCAGCAGTGTCGCCAGCTGCTCGACGAGCTCGCGTGCGCGGTCGTCTGAGTCGGCGGCGAGCTTGAAGGTCAGGCGGGCGCAGTGCGTCATTGCGGGCACCACCTCCAGCTCGGGCTCCTCGGCCCTTACGCCCTGCAGCTTGGAGCGCAGGCGCGCGACCGTCATGCCCTCGCGCTCGGCCGCCTCCAGCCACATGTCCTGCTCGGTCTCGGGCAGCGCTGCGACAGCTTGGTGATGAGACCACGAAAGGTCACGACGTCGTGACCTTTCGGACACGTTGCGCGCCACCCAGATGACGTTCTTCAGCGTGTCGTACTCAAGGCCCGTGAGGTCGATCGCCTCGGCGTACGTCTCGCCGTAGTTGCGCTCGCCGTACAGGATCCAATCACCGACCAGCCAGTTGACCGAGCGCGCGAAACGCTGCAGCTCGAGCCCGGCCTGCTCCCACTGCTCGCGGGACAGCTCGCCGACCGGGTGCCATGACGTCTCCGTGACCTCCACAGAGACCGCGGGTACGATGACGCCGCCGCTCACGGGCATTCCCCTGCTTCGCCCGTGAGCGGCTTGGTGGCGTCAGTGCTGCCCCCAGATTCACAAAGTGGACAGGTGTACTGCGCAGGCAGCACGCGATCGTCTGTGTGGCCCGCGCTAAACGTGAAGCCGCAGCAGGGCATGACGACGCAGCGCACGCAATCCTCGTAGTCGGCATCAGCCTCCAGCACAGTGGCGCCTCGATCTCTCGTCTTCATGCTGCCTCCAGACTCGTGACCTCGAAGATCGCGCTGCCTACAGCGGCCGTCGTCAGCGCCACCGCCGAGCGGTTCATGCGCCGGCGGCGAGCGATCTCGTCGGGGCTGAAGCCGTCGTCTATGTCCTGCACCACGCGGCGGGCCATGAAGAAGTCGGCGGGCACCCTGGCCAGTGCGGCCGAGACCGTCGGCCCCGGATCCCAGGCCGTCGCCGAGACCATCGTCGCGACCATGTAGGCCAGCGTCGCAGCCAGCTGCGGCATGTCCTCGTGCTGCAGGCTCATCGGGCGCTCGCCGTACTCGTAGACGCGGCGGCCGTCGGCATCGCGCCGGGCGATGTGCTCCGGGTGCAGTGCGTGGAAGGCGTCGCGCATCCGGCCGGGCAGGAAGCGGGCGGCGTAGCCCGCGAACGACCCATCCTGCGCGTAGCCGTCAAGGCGCGAGCGGTACTTGTCGGCGAGCTCGAAGAGGATCGCGACGCCGTCGGCGAGGAACTGCTCGCGCTCGCCGCGGTCATGGAAGATCACCTTCGAGCGATGGATGTTCGCGGCGACGAAGCTCTCGACGTCCTTGATGTCGTGCAGGGCGACCGGTGCGGGGATCACTGCGCAGCAGCGTACACCTCGCAGTGGACAGGGGCGGCCTCATACAGCAGGCGGACCGTCGTGCCGATCGGCTGGCCCTTCTCGCGGTTGATGGCCAGGCTCGGCTTCCAGAGGTGGTCCTTGTCGTCCAGGATCCAGCCCGGCCCGTGCTCGGCGCGGTAGGCCTCGAGTGTCTCGCCCGCCTTGCAGTTGGGGTGCCCGCCGCGCAGGCAGTCGCCCAGCCACTTCATGAAGAAGTCCCAGTAGTTCGGCCACTCCTGCGAGCGGTTGACGCGGAAGCGCAGCGTCACGTATGCGTGCAGCGGGCCGGCCATCGGGATCGGCCGCGGCAGGTCCAACGCGTGCAGCTCGGCGTTGATGAGCTCCGTCCACTCCTGCTTGACCGCGTTCTTGCCCGCGATCGTGACGATGCTGCGCTTGACGCCGCCGACCTCGAACTCCTTGTCGTTGTTGGACGGCGGGGTGCGGGGGATCGTGAACTCGTGCATGACGATCCCCCGCACCGGGGCTACTTGCCCTTCGGTCGCTGGTATGACCCCTTGTGGGGCTTGACGCTCTGCGGGTGCTTCGTGCGTCCCAGGTCGTACTTGCCCGCGGGTCGCTTCGTGTCCTTGTCCTTGCCCATGCACTTCCTTTCGTCGTGGATCAACGGTCAAGCTCATCGCGATGCGACCTCCTCGTGGCCCGGCAGAGTCAGGCCGCGCAGCGACAGCCACACGACGAGCGCCGTGGCGCCCAGCGCCAGCCAGCCGACCGCCGTGTCGTCGACCGAGTCGGTCTTGACGCGCAGCCAATGCGGCAGCAGGTGGACGGGTCGCTGAGTGCGCGGCAGGCCGGGCAGACCCCACAGCGGCGAGCCGCACGGGGTGCAGGCGTCGGCCAGCGTGTGGGCGACCATGGCGCAGACGCGGCCCATCGCCACGAAGAATCCGACGATCAGCGCCGCGCCCGTCACGAACTCAGACAGCGTGCCATGCCACTCGTGGCCGTGGCTCGTCGCCGAGACCTGGCGCATGACCTCCGGGATACGGGCGACCGCGTCGTCGAACAGCGCCGGCGCCCAGCCGTACTGCACGACCGTCCCGACGATCGCCGCAGTGAGGACGACGACCGCGACCGGCAGGACGGCCATCACCAGGCAGGTGCTCAGCCAGTGCGTCACCGTCCGGTGCGCGACGCGGAAGCGCTTCTCCGAGGAGTCCGGGGTCCGCGACCAGCGCAGCGACGACACGCATACGATGGCCGCTGCTGTGAGCGGCAGGTGCGCGACCGCCGACACGGCGACCGCCGCCGACAGGCCGACGTGCTGGTGCGTGGTGCCCATCATGCGGCGGACCTCGGGCGAGGCTGACCCTCGACCTCAGCGTCAGGGATCGTCCAGTCGTCGCGGCGGACCTTGGCCTCGTCGCCCTTGGCGAAGGAGAGCATGATCGCCTCGACCTCCGCGCGCTGCTCGGCGCTCATCGGAACGTGGGCGGTGTCGCGGCCCTCGAGGCGGGCCTTCAGGCGGCCGGTGGGCGTCGCGCCGGGGCCGTACTGCGCCGCCATCTCCAGCACGTCGGCGTCGGACACGTAGGCGACACGGCCGCGGCCGAACTCGTTCGAGCCATCCTCCAGGAAGATCGCCTCGCCCTTCATGTTCGGGTCGATCAGATCGCAGGTGGCGCCCGCCGCCCGAGCCCCGTCGAAGAACGTCATGTCCGGGTGGCGGGAGGAGTTCATCCGGAAGCCGATGCGGATCGTGAACTCGTCGCGGTTCTTGATGAGCTCCTTCTCGGGGTTCTGCGCGGCGCCAATGATCGTGATGCCACAGGCCGCGCCCTCGACCATGAGCTTGCGAAGCTCGGACTCCAGCGCCTTGGCCAGCCCCCGCTCGGACTGGATCATCGACGCCAGTAGCTCGTCGAGGATCAGGACGATCAGCGGCTCGGCGACCGTCGGCGTGTGACAGCGCACCTTCGCCCTACGTTGGCGCGCAGCCCGCTCGTCCATGACCTTCACCAGCTCCCGCAGGAAGGCGAGCAGACCACGCGGGTCGTTGGCAACGAAGCGCTCGCACAGCTCCTCGCCGAGACCGAGCTCCATGCCGCCCTTCGGGTCCGACGCCCAGACTCGCACTGAGCCCTCCTTGATCAGCGGGGCGAGCCCCCGGATCAGCGACCACAGCCACGACGACTTACCCGCCCGCGTCGCGCCGATCAGCAGGATGTGCGAGGACAGCAGGCGGATGCACCACGGCTCGCCGGACTCCAGCAGGCCGACCGGCACCGCTTCGAGGTCCACATCACCTGCAGCCGGGATGGGCAATGCTGCGATCGGCTTGCGCAGCGGGTCGAAGTGCTGGAACTCCAGCCAGACGCGGCCGCCGCGGACCTCGCCGCGCTTGCGGCCCCGGGTGTGGCGGTCGCGTCGAGCGCGGACCCACAGCACGTCAAAGGACTCCTGCAGCGCCGGGCAGGCCGCGGCGAGGTCGTCGAAGACCTGCCCGTCGAGCATCCTGACCAGGACGCGGTCGACGGGCAGGTAGGCGTGCACGCGCAGCACCTTTGGGACCATGACGTGCGTCTTGTCCGAGAAGGAGGACTCCTGGCGCTTGTCCAGGCCGGCGCCCCTGCACGCCTGACGCCAGCGGCGCTCGTAGCGCACGAGGCGCACCCGGGCGTTTCGCAGATGGCGGCCCATGAGGCGCTCGAAGGAGACGGGGCGGGCCAGGCGCCACAGGATTGGGGCGGTCAGCAGACAGACGGCCACGACGATCGGGCCGGCGAGACCGAACAGGTGGTAGAGGCCGAAGCCCGCGCCGGCGCAGCAGCGCGCCGGCGAGGACGAGAACCACTTCGGCGAGGTGGATGACCAGGTCGCCGAGGGCGGCGAGCGGGTTGCCGGGCCGGGCCTTGGGGGCGGAGACCGACGTCATCTCATGGGTGCCGGTCGATCTGGGAAGCTACGCAGGGCATGGCGGAGGTGCAGTCTCCTGTCGTGCACGGGCCGGGCGGTGAGAGCCGCCCGGCCCGCTTTGGTTTGAGCGTGGGGGCAGAGTAGCGCGGTAGGAGGACCGCTGCCGGGGAGGCGCGCTCACGGGGCATACCCCCAGGGGGTAGGAGCCGCCTAGGGCGGCCTGCCCCGCTGACGCGGTCGCGTCCGCCCCCTCGGCCATAGTCGGTCGAGCCACCTCAACCCCCGCTGTACACGCATGACCGGGGTTGTACACGGCTGTACACGGCAAGTACACGCGTGTCGACGGACCTCTCGCCCCTCCGAAATCCCCCGCCGCTACTGGGATTTCGCGCTTCCCACAGAGCCCGTAGCCCTGTACTAGGGAAATTTTGAACCTTCGTAAATATCGCGTGTACAGCGTGTACAGCGGATACACGTATATAGGACGGGCGCTTTCTGACGGCCCCGGCTCGTACTTGCCTCGTACACCTGTGGTACTTCATAGAAGATCCTCTATACCGGGGGCACTTGCCCAGTAGCGCGCCTTGCGCACCTTGTCGCCGCTGCGGGCCTGGATCGTGGCGTTCTCGAAGTCCAGCGCCGAGAAGCGGGCGGAGAGCTCGGGCTGTGTG